AATATCGTTGATTATAAATCGTCCTACCTCTACTCCGTTATACAGAACAGAGGTTATACGATCCTTGAGGCAGTACTTAGCGAGGCGCTCCGACACATCTATATCAAAGATATTATCGGAGTTAATCGCCTTTACTATCTCCTTAACAGGAGGCATACCTATCTCACATTCAGAAGCATCGCCTTTGAAAAGCTTAATTGAGAACTTACCTGAATTAGCGATACCATCGGATATAGTCTGTCCGATGTTCGCCGTTGCCTCGCTAGTATACTCCATCTTAGGTCCTTGTGAAAGAAGCGTAATTGAAGACTACAGGATAGATAGGTAGGTCGTTTCCTGCGATGATCGCCGGGGGACAACGAGCTACGGTAATCGTATTGAAGGTAATACCCGCAGCGCTACCTACGCCCGCAGCTCCTACAGAGAAGGAAAGCGTGAGAGAGCCGCCAACACTATCACCAAGCGCCTGTAAGAAGTTAGCTATAAGGATAAGATCACCGCTAAGATCAGTGAAGGACTGCCCTATGTAACCACCGGAAGCGGGGTTAGCTATACGCAGTGCGTTGATAGTAAGCCGACCAGCAAGAAGGGCATTCGTGATGGTACAAGTTCCACCGTCTACTAGAGGGATCATCTTACTATTATCCAAAAGCTGGTCGGTATGCACAAACACATCTTCAAGCTTAAAGCCTTTCAATGTGATAGGCGTATTACCTAGAATTAGAGGGTGTGTAAAAGTAGCAACAAAGTTGCCTACCGTCTGAACGAAATTAACTCCCGTACTGGGTATAGCCATACCTTTCTCCTATTAGCTCGCAGAAATATAAAGCGTACCCGTAACAGTAACGCTACGAACGTTGTCGTTGAACGTGGCTTGCCACGCATTAGGAATTATGATAGTAGACCCGTTAGAATAGGTCTGTGCTACCTGCCACGAAGGGGCAGTAATATCGAGGCCGGTAAGTCTGCCGATACTCTGGAAAGCTATAAGAAGATTACGCACGATAGCAAGAATAGCCTGATAGGTAATGTTGTTCTTAAAGCGATTCTGCTGCACAAGGTAGGTAGCGGTAAGCACACCGCTCATATAATCGATATACGTGGTTGTCCACTGCGCAGCAGGAAGATTGTTAAGATTAGTATGCCCACCCTTAAGACATACTTGACCAGTGGTATTACCTACATAGAGGAAGTAGCCTACGTTAATACCAGCGAGAGCCGCCATCTGCGCAGCCGTAAGAGAAGTACTAGCCGCGCCGGAAGGCCCGACAGTTCCTGTAGCAAGCATATCAAGGGAGTTACCGACGCTCGTACCCGTACCATTGAGATATCCGAGAGAAAGCCCAAGCTGCACAAGAGCGCCAGAAACCTCGACGTTTCCTGTACCTACAGCTATCGTATTACCATCGTAGATAATAACAGGATCGTAGCCATTAGTCTTACACTGTGCCTGTATAGTACCGGCAGCAGCGGTAAGCAAGTTAGCATCATTAGAGTCTATCCAACACTGCGACAAGAGATTGATATCCGCCTGACAAAGTGCAGCCAGCGCGAGTTTAGCTGGTACGTTGGACATAAGCCCCGCAGCACCGTTAGTAATGAGCTTGAAGTATGCCAGCATCTTATAGGCGTTATACTGGGTAGTAAGCGCCGTCACAGAACCCGCGGGGAACACCGTTCCGCCAAGCGTAGCGCTATCATCGTAGATAACTACATAGGCATTAGATAGGTTGTTGTTTCCACTATAGAACTCGGTAAGCCACGCTAGAAGAGCGCCCCCCGTCTGTGTGGAGAAGTTCTGCCCGTTAAAGGTATAGAGAGAACCAACAGCAGGAGCAAGACCAGAGGCAGTGAAGTAGTTACCTATAGTACCAGAAGTAGCGATAGCCTCGCCGGAACCAACGAAGAGCATAACGTTATTGAAGTTAGCCCCTGGCGTTACCGTAGTCTGAAAGCTCGTACTAAACGAGATAAAGCTTTGCGCTAGTGAGCCAAAGAAATCCGAACTGTTAGCCATTATACGTTCTCCTTAATATGAAGCAACTAACATCGTGCCACTAACGGAAGCCGATGTAACTACAATAGAATCTGAGGGATACACCAGAATGGCGGAAGCCCACTCGACCTTGAATCTCGTGTTATAACTTAAGACAGTATTACTACGGTTTGTGTACTCCGCGCCGCCCTGGTAGAAGTCTGTTATAGTGTAGTCACCTTGACAACCCATAACTTGCGCATCTATATTAGCGAATACAGTCTGTACATCAGAACGATCTAACCAATGTCCTACACTCTCTGCGAGCCTCTGCGCTTGCGCTCCTACTATCTGTAGATCAACATCGGATGTATAGTACACAACATCGTAAGGATTAAGAGCATCTGCATAATTCGCCATCTGAAACGGTAGGCATCTAGGCTTAGCATTCTTTATTCTAAATGATACCCAAGTATCTGGCTTGCTAGGACTAGCTAGATAGTCTTGAATATTAAACCAAGTTCCCTGACGAAGTACAACAAACTGTTGCGGAACCCCAAAGATAGTTGCTAGTCCACTAGCTAGCGTAGTATGATTAAGACCCATTATAGAAACGACCCTGTACCAAAATCGAAGTTCAATGAACTTGCCGCGAGGCCATTCGTACCCACAAGTTTATTAAGTCCGTATACGTACAAGCTATCCACAGAACTAAAATCGTTCAAAGTCATTAGTCTATAGATGTTCGTTGCACTAACAACCGTCATTCCACCACTAATAAGCACCTGATCTGATATAAACTTACCTAGTGTAAGCTGCGTATCCGTCCAAAGGAAGGGGGCCATTTGCTCAACTAGATTACCTTCCGCCATCCTTATCTTAGCGCCTTCGGCAGTAGGCGGCGCAGAATACAATCTGAGTATACCGTAGAAACTAGATGCTAATGTGATAGGTCCGTACCCATCGTCAATAGCAGGAGCCATCGAAAAGTAGGTAAGAAGCTGGTACTGTTCAGCGAACGCTGGCATGATCGTACCATAAATACCCACGTTAATCTCCTATCATCTTTGTTTCAGTATTCGATGGAGCATCGATCGTAGGCCGACTCCCTCGAATAGCTATGTACACTAAGCCGTCTCGTAGATCACCATTGTCAATATCAGGAAGGTCGTGTCCCTTTCGTCTTATAGTAGACTCTGCATTAGGGGCTATTCCACGAAGCTCGCCAGAATTAAGATACTCCTTAACTCCTTCCATCGCTTCGTTACCTACAGAATCAAAGTCTCGCTCGCCCGTATTAAAGAGCTTCACAAAGTACTTTCTAACTTCCTCTTGTAGCAACGCTTCGTTAGCTTGCATACCCTCTTCAAGAAAGGGTCTAGCTGGTACAAAAGCTCCTTGCGGTGTAAAATGATCGTAGGCCAGTAACTCTGCAAGTTCAGCCATGTTCATTCCACTAGGATGCTCGTCTGCATTACGATAGCCAACAAGAATACTATCTTCACCTAATATACGCTGTAGCTTCTCCCAGTTTACATAAGAAGCGCTTTCAATCATCATATAGGTAGCGGAGGAATGCCTATATCGGGTTGCGCAAATATACCCCTGCTAGAACCCAACATTCCGAATCTCTCAGGAGCGCTCAGAATCATAGTCAAAGCTCTTAATCCAAACGTGTTAGTCGTTAAGACTTTCATTTCGTCTTGAATCTTGTATTGTAGGTACTCGATATTGACGCCACCTATGGATTTAGAAACCATCGGCATCCCACCGTTTCCACCAACAGCAACAAGAGCTTCTGGAAACATATCAGCAAGATACCACCCTATTAGAAGGTTGTACACTAAGTTACGTGTAGCGGTCTGCTGAACAGTGCTCTGCGAGCTCCAAAAGTTATTCAGTACTCCGTACCACTGCGAGTTAACCGCAATCATAGCTTCCGGCACTTCGCTAGCCCCGCCATCCACAAAGTTGAAATTGCGGAAATAAAGGAAGTCAGTATAAGCACCGGAAACGTATAACTGCGCCATTGTTAGACACCTGCTTTAAGTTTAGCGTTCTCCGCTCTAAGATCGTTGATCTGCTTGCGCAGTTCGTTTTCCCTTTCCTGCTCACTCAACATTCTAGTGGGCAGTTTGTCGATGTATCGAATGCCCCCCTTGTTAAGGGCAAGAAGTTTATTAAACTGCTTATCCTGTTCAAGGAACGCTTTCTGCTCTTCGGTACACTTCACTACATGCTTAGGGTCCGAACCAGCAGGAATGGTGAACGCGACCTCCTCTGGATAAAGCCTGTCGTCCGTTTCGCCGTTCTCGTTGTGCTTACATACCATGAACTGTAATGCATGAGGAAGGTGACTCTCTATAAAATGATCCATTTCTACGCCTCCGTAGGTTTACTTAAACACCGGCCCGCCAAGAGTTATTACAAGCGCTTTAAGATAAGCAACCTGCGCTTGAATATTCGGCAAGCTTTGATACTGTTGCTGAGCATACGTCGCTGGAACATCACTCGATACAGTGATTTTACCGTTTCCTGTAAGCGCAGTGAACTGCACATCAGTCAGTAATTGCGTATACTGTGAAGCGGTTATCACAACATAATTAGGGGTATCTTTAGCGCCAGGAACCGTCACGTTCGCCCCAGGATAGGCGAACTGTAGCGCGTGAGGGAGTCCTGGCCCCGCTAATACCTGTTGTCCATTAGCAAGGGCCATTCATTACTCCTTAAACGCCGAAACCCGTATAGACCTGCACGCAGGGGGTATAAGGCACAAACATACCCGCAATACGCCTAAGCATCCTATACTGGGTCATAAACTGACCGGGAATGACAGGATAGACAAACTCCATGAGAGGAGCGCCGAAGAGAGTGAGCGGCTGAACCTCGTCACTCGGACCCGTCCCAATCTCAGGAGCTACGATAAGCATATAGTCCGTAGCGAGAGGATTGAAGATCGTGCTAGGAGAAAGAAGAGGATCGGGGAAAATCTCAATATCGGGAGTGATACCGCCAATCGTCTCCCCGGCAATGAAGTTCTCCATGAAAATCTTCATAGCGGAGTTCGGATTGTAGGTGTTAGAGTAAGGCAGCGAAGTGAAAAGGTTGAACGCCAAAGGAGACATTCCAATCCTGAGCTTACTAACTTTATTGAGGTTAGCAGTGAGGAAGTTAGTGCAAGCCTTAGCGAGAGCCTTGTACATATTAGCACCAATGGTATAGGAGTTACCCGCATCAGCAGCGAGCACCGTCATGGAGCTAGCGATAGTAGACCACGCAGTAGGCGTATTAACCGTAAAGAGTCCAAGAGTGCCCGTAGCAGCATTGCCGTAGTAGCCAACGTAATCGGTGAGCATCTCAAGAACCCAGTTAGCATACTCCTGCTTCTGGCTTATAATCGAACCGGCCCAAGGAGCCTTCGAAGACTCGACGCGCTTAAGCTCCTCGATAGCGAGCTTGTAAGTAACGTCCATGTTGATAATCGGAGCGGTCATCATACCAGTCTGGATTTCTACGTCCTGCGTCTTAACGTTAGCGGGGCTACCGGCATTACCAAGAGCAGCGAAGCCCGAATACTGAGCAAGAGCGAGAGACATAACCTCTGCCCAAGGATCGGTACCAGTTTCAAACGTAACAAACTTGCGGAACTTAGACCACGCAAGAGGCTGTTTGAAGATGTTCTTCATCCAACTGACAGACCAAGGAGTGAGCGTCTGAGCAGTAATAAGAGGGGTAGCATCGGTAACAATCGAATCCGTCACGCACTTCTTAAGAGTGATATCGAACTTGCCCTCCTGGCGATTCCACTTCCACTGCATCGAAACATCATCGGGATTCTTATCTGCCGCCATAGAGGTGTCAGAGTCGTAAATCTCTTTCCCGAAGTGCTCCGAATCGCCTACGAAGAGCGGGCGTATATAGTCTCCATCAAGACCATAGCGCTCGTTCTTGGCAGGGCCAAGACGAATATCACAATTAGCAAGAGCCTTAGCAGCCGCAGGATTTTGGTTCAGGAGGCCCTGAGCGACCTTACCGAGACGACCTACGTCTTTATGAGCATCAATCTGCATTTCTTTCTCCTTAGATCGTCACGAAAAGTAATACGCCGTTAGTATCCATACTAACCGACTTAATGTAAGCACTTATAATCGAGTACCCGGCAGGAGCGCTAGACCCGTTAGCCAATAACCCAATCTCTCCGGTAACGTTAGAAGCAACAACCACAGCACCAAGAACAGCGGTGGAAAGCGCTCCGGTAAGCACCGCGCCACTAGCATCCTGCGTAGTCTGGTTTCCCGCAGTTCCCCCAATCCAGTTAGCCGCACCTATCCACGTATTAAGCCAGATTTGACCTACTGCAAGAAGCGTTATCGGAGCGCCCTGTATGATGTAGTTGGGCTTAGCGGGATCAACTTCCGCAACACCACCATCATAGAGAGTAATCCCGCGAGGAGTGGAACCATACACACCAGAAGTAGTAAGCGCGTAGGTAACACTAATACCAGTGGCGGGCGAGGAGTCTGCAAAAGTAGGCTTAGGCTGAATAGTCGCCAGCTTAGAAGTAAATACAATCTGCGTAGTGCCAGAAGCGGTAATGTTCCACCTGTACAAGCTACCCGAAGCAGCTACAATAGAACCCGTTACGCCGGAAGCCACTACGCCAGAGGCAATCGCTACGACAGTACCGTCTATATTGATATTGCCCGCAGTGGCCGAGGTGCCAGAAACCGTAGCAAGATAAACGTTAGCTACACCGGATGCGGTAAGCGCACCACAGAAGAAATCACCATCTGCCTGCGCAGGACTAGAACACATTACCACACCAAACTTAGGAGTCTGGGTATCGGTAGAATCCTGGTAGCCACCAAGAGTCCACAGACCATTAGGCGCGGCTGCGGGCACACCATTCGGATTGCCCTGGCCTTTGAAGCCTAACGTAAGAACAAGATTCTGTTGCATTAGTCTCTCCTATTAAAGATCAAAGGCTACCAGGGCAGCTCCGAGAAGCGTGTCGTAGGACATAACCTTAGCGAAAACGGGGTACGTAGGATATATAGCAGCAGGACTATTCGGAAGAACAGTCCACGTAGTAGGGACGTTAGCTGCTTTAGTACCGTTCGGCAGGAAAGCAATAACTCCCGTAGCGTTATTAATGGCGATTACAGAACCGAGGATAGGCGGTCCAGAACCGGGAAGCGTCAAGTCCCAAGAGAAGAACCACAACTCTCCCTTATAAGCGAGAGTTATAGGCGCACCTTGCAAGAAATAATTAGACTTAGCGGGATCGTTCATAGCTATACCCGCGTCATATTTCACTACGCCGCGAATAACGTAGCCAGAAGGAATACCTACATAGAAGCTACCATCTCCGTTAGGATCAGTAGGGTTAGAGGACATGATACAACCAAACTGTGCCTGTCCACCAGTATCCGCTACATTCTGAAATCCGCCAAGCGTGAATATACCATCATCGGCATTGTACGCAGGAATACCGTTAGGCTCGCCACTTCCCTCGAAATAAGGTTGAGTAAACTGCAAGTTATTCTGCATTTACTTCTCTCCCCTAAGCATCTTCATCGTATTACTAATCTCCCCGCTAGGCTTAACGCTATCGGAAACCTTGACTACCGTTCGATCAGCAGCACTCGGGGTCTTAAAACTGTCCATCACCCTGCGTATTGCGCCGTCCATAACAGGTTCCTTGACTTCTTTAACCTCGGGCTTAGAATCAGCTACGAGCTTCGTAAAGATGTACTTAAGCACAGTTTTAGTGTCGGTGGCGCTAAGATCGCCCTCTTTATCGAAGATAGCATTCAAAGAATCAACGGTTTCGTTCTTCTCATGGCCTTCAAACTTGAAATTATCGGCCTTCTTATGCTCTTTCTCTTCACGATCTTCCTCTTTTATTACAGGTTGATCGGTTTTAGGCGTCTTTTCCTCTTCCTTAGTCTTCTTCTCGTCTTCTTTATGCTCAGAAGCGCCCTCTTCCTTCTTAGTAATCTCGCCCTTCACGGTTTCTTTGTCGTCTTCAATCTCGCCCTCTGCTTTCTTAGCCGCAGAAGACTCTTTAGACTCAGAAATCTCGTGTTTCTCGGACTTTTCCGCGCCCATAGAGTAGTAGGCAACGTCAGAAACAGCGGAAGAGTCGAGCGTCTTATAGAGACTACTGACTATTTCTCCTATTTTATTAGCAGAGTCGTTCGTTTCCTCTTTAATCCTTCCCAAATCTTCCACGAATCGACTAAGCTTCTGCTTGTCCGTAGAATCGGGAAGATCGACTATAGAGTCTTGAAGCATCTCTACTCTTTTAGTAACATCCTCGTCGCTAATAGTGGACCTTTTGAGAACTAAGTCAGATACTTGTTCTACAAAGGGCTTCTCGCTATCGAGGACGCCGAGCATTTTACGCACTGCGTAAATAAGTCCACTCTTGCGCATCGGTATATCTCCTATACTATCTAATATACAAGCAGCGGAACCTCCACGGCCTCTCGCTGTAATCGCTAAATGATTAACACCTGTAACTTCTTTCATTATAACTTGAAAAGATTCTCCCGAAGGAGCTACTCCGTCTTCCCAATCGAAAACTGCCGTGTACCCTGGCGAAACCTCTATAACCTTGCGATAGTAGGCTCTAACGGCTGCATTGTCTATAATAGTTAAAGTAGACTTAACTACTACTTCTTTGTTATCTTTTGTCATATCTATAGAAGCAGAATCGCCCGTAAACCCAACCGCGTAAGTCTTAAAGTTAGACCCGTCAATCATAACAGGGGGATGTTCTAGCGTGAGAGGTAAGTGCGTATACATGCTTACTGCTCTTGCAAGAACGGTGGCTGGTCTATAAATATTAAAAACCCGAGTCCCTTCATAGCGGGGAGGCGCAGCCGTCAATCCAAGACTCGGGAGTTCATCCTTAGTATAGCGGTATATCCCGCTCTTAGCTATTGTGACATTTTTAAGCAGTTTATCTGGCATCACACTTTCTCCCAATGAAACCCATACGCTGTTTTATTTTTATCTCTTAGAGCTAAGCTTATATATACCCGTAAGGTTCGGCCATTACTCTTTACCCTCTTTACTAATAGAGGTCTTCGCGTCTTTAGAAGGTTTGTACCCAGGTTTAGCAGGATTAGCCCCGTTGCCGTTCGTCTCGTTCGCTTGATTAGGCTCGGGGTTCTCCGTCTCAAGACCGTTCATAATCTCTTCACTTACGTCGATTTCCGGCATAAACTTACGAGCCATCACAACAGCATCATGTACGTTGATACCCGCTGTAACGAACATATTAATACCAGAACTAAACTTCTCTAACATCTTGCTACGCTCTTCGCTGGATATCACATCGGGACTATCGAACGATATACGCACGCTATCCGCTTTCTTGAACTGCTCGGAATTGATACCAAAGCAAGAAGCGATCAGTATCTTAACGATGTTACGATAAGAAGGAATCACCGCATTGTTTATGTTGCGTATCGTTTCGGACTGCTTTAACGTAGAATCGTTCTTGCTGTCAGAGAATCCGGTAGCTTGCGTATGAAAAAGAACAGACTCAGGAATACCGCAGTTCGCCGCTATGTCCTGGCGAAGAGCCATATTAAGATCAGCAAAACCGTTGAAGTCTCGATCTATACTCTTCAACTCTCCATAGGAGTTAATCGTAAGAGGATTGGTCATAGACCACGCACGAAGAAGCGCATTGTTGTTCTGCGCAAACTGCGCAGCGTATCCAGGGCCGTTCTGCGCGATAATACCGTCAAGAGGAATCGTATGAACGAGGAGACTTAACTGTTGCCCAATAATGGGCACAGCCGCTATAAGAACTTTATACGCTATCAGACTCTTTATATACGATTCATAGTCAGAACGTCCCCACCCAAGCTGCCGTAACGCACCCCAGTAAGGCAACATGATAGGTCTGACGATCGCCATTCGCTCATGGTTAACACGAACGCCAGCAAGGGGTATCATATACGTATCGGGAGATAGATAGTCCTTAGCGGTAATGTTCCAGTTAGGAACCATTATCGAGTTCCAACGATCCCCTTCTACAAAGTAATCTATACAATCCTTATCTACGATCTTCTCACTTACTAACTGCTCCATCGGCATATCAAAGGTATCGGGACGGTCACTCTTGAACACAGGATAGCAGAACGCGCCACCGTATATAAGACCATCTCTATCAGTATGCTCTAACTGCTGGTCGAAGCCTACAGAGTTAGCGTACTCCTTAAGAGTAAGCCTATCCTCTTCGGATAAGCCAGTCTTCTCAGAGTTACTAGCGAAATTATACCCGTTAAGAAGTGCTCCCTGGCACTTTTTGTCAATTATGATTGAAGCAATTCCGCCAGATGCGTAGTACGAAGTACACTCGTTCGGACTCATAGATACAGGAGTATAAGCCATCCCAAAGGTACCTGGATCGAACCCCGTTACGCCAATACCCGTAAGAGCGTTGTAGTAACCGTCTTGAACTTCTTTACTATTAGGATTCTTGCCGCTCTTAATAGCGTCAAGAATGAACTGCATACTCTTAGACCTGTCGCCCATGACTTTAGCAACGTCAGGCATGACAGAGGTCATCTTCTTCTCTGCATCAGCTAAAGAGTTGTAACAACCCTCTCGTCTAAGGTTATCCTTAACAACAGCATACTGTAAATCGCGGTAGTTGTCTATCTCGGAAGTCGTAAATCCCATAAGATCAACATAGGAGTCCTCTACGATATCCGCAGAACACTTCTCATGTTCTGCGAGGTTAGAGTAGAGTTCTTTCCATAAGCTGTCTTTGTCAAGCCCTTCGGCTATGGCATGGAATGACTTACGTGGCATCGGGTGTCCTTATCTTACCGTTTCTCCAAGAGGAGTTTCCTAGCTGCCACAGTTCCAAGAACGCTGGCTCACTGCTAACTTCTCTTGTTAGTCCGTACTCATAAGCATCGCAAACATGGTCAGGGGCTAATTCACCCTTTCCCTTCTCGGGCTTTCCGCTATCGTCGAACTGACGTACTCTTAAACCTGTATCTAAGTCCTTAGCTGCATAGCACACTTTAGAGTGCTCTGTGTTAAACATCTTGTTAACAAAGAACGTTCTTTCAGATACGGATGGATTAGTAGCTGCCATCCTTAACTGTATACCCGCGTTCAGTATCTCGGAAGTGTAACCTGCCATTACATCTTTAGATGAAGCGTCAGGGAACCAGTATATATCATTAGTACGATACTTGGACCTTATCAAGTTAGGCGCGTTGCCTATGTTAGGAAACTTGAAGTTCGCCACTGCGTAGAGCGTCTTGTCTCTCTTAACTAAAGCCACACCTTTACTAAATCCGCTATTGAAGTCCTGGCCTATGAAGATATCTTCATTACCCTGTACGTTGATATCCGGTACATAGTCCCTATCAGGATTATAGTCACCGTATACTCTTCCAGTGTTCAAGTTAACAAAGTAACCATCGAGATACGCAAGGCGCTCGTTGTCGTTATACACGGAATAAAGTCGCTTTACATATGACGGAGGTAACGTGGTGTTATCCTTCGTCGAAGCACGTATCTTTATAAAGTGCTGCTTAGACTCTTTCAAGTCTTCGATGATCTTATACGTTCCACGATAACCCTGTGCGGTAGTCGTGAACACGCTAAATGGTATTCTACCATCGGGCAGCGTTACTCGCGTTCTCTCTTGCACCGCTTTGAACACAGCAAGAGCCTTCTCCAAAGGAAGCTCGTCTAACTCGTCGCACACAGAGATAGAGAAGTTGTACCCGTACACATCATCAGGATGTTCCATCGCTACAAGTATAAGCTCTACAGCTCCTACCCTAACGATGTTCTCCTGCTTGTCGAACGCATACGGCAGACCAGCGGAGATAAGCAACCGTATTAAATCTCCTATCAATGTCTTTCTTAAGAACGTTATCGTGATTCCCATTACACCAATTCGGATAGGGTAATCAAAATAGCGCTCTATTAAAGACATTAACAGGTACACGTCAGCAGAGGTCTTTCCAGCGGAATACCCCGCTATAAGAAAGAAGTACTCACAATCGGTATTTATATATGGACGCTCGATAAGTTGCTGCTGGTGCCTAAAGAGCTTAATCCGTGTCGATTCCGGCATCGGGCTTAAACTCCTCTATGTTGTCGTCGTCAGTACTCCCTAGCGTCTCAAACGTTATAGTGAACTTCTTCTTATCCCCGCTACCTATACCAGTGATGCCATCACCAAACCGACCCTTGTCGATCTTCGATAGTTTCCACCTAGCCTCAGTAGAGATACCGCGAGGGATATTTATAGCCATAGCTGCATCGACTTGTTCAAGACACTTCGCCACTTCTTGCTTCTGCCAGAAGTCGCACTTACGCATAAAGGTTTCGTCCGCCTGTAGGGCCTCTATTTCAGAAGCGGTGCAGTCAGACGCGATGAGTGAGGAGTACACCTCCATGCCAAGCTTTATGAACCGCTCAGCAAGGCTTGTCTTCTGCCGTAGTTCCATCGTTAACCTTTATAAACAAGTCCTAGTCAGCCTCAGTAAAGTCTACGTAGTAAGACTTACCGGGCTTAAAGCTGTTAGCAGTATCCGCAAGAAGAACACCAAGATTTATATTTCCGCCAGGAGTATACTTATAAAAAGCGTCGTTCTCCGCACAGCCAGAAGTAACTGGCACAAGGGATACGGAACTCACGTCGCTACCTAGTGTGATGGAGTCACACTTAAACTTTGATCTTACCATCTTCGACCTTTATGAACTTGCAGTTAACACACTGCTTTCTCTCGGGATCGCAAAGACCCATAAACCCAAAGCGGTTGCTTATCTCTACCTCGTAGTAGATACACACGTCGCAGATATCCATTTCCTTGTGCATAAGGATTTCTGGATACGCTGCAACGTTAACACGCTTAGACGACCGGAGTTCCGGCATTGTCGGAGGCCGCAGCCTGCGCGCCCGAAGCCGAGGCATCTTTTGCCTCTTCTTTCTTAACCTCTGCCTCTACGATAACTTCCGCTTTAGCTATGTAGTCACGAATAGCCTTAAGCGCCGTATGAGCAACGACAATCAGCTTTTCCATTTCGGGGTCCGACTTAATTTTCTTGTCTACAAACTCAGCAACGTCTACCACAGAGTCAAGCGCCCAATCAATAGCCTCGAATCCAGCAGCCTTGATCTTCTCTTCGGTAGACTTAAGAATCCCTTCAAATGCCATATGTCGCTCCTCGGATGGCGCTCGGCGAACGACAATCGTCGCTTCATGCCCGTCCTATGTATATACTACCATATGCAGCTAAATACCACAAGTAGCCTATATCGAATTACCCCTATATAAGGAGCGGCGCATGTCGATTGTTATATATCTCGTATACATTAATTATATTTTCGAGTTACGAATATTTTAGGAGGGTCTCCATAAGAGGAGTGTCTATTGACGATAGTCAAGGATACTTGGG